AGATAAGATTAGACCTATCATCAAAGATCCTAACCTAACGTTTACAGGTGTTGATGATACAACAACTCTATTTACAACCACTGCTGATAAGTCACCAACAGATACTATTAAATTTCCTTTAATAGCTTTGTCTAGATCCGGTGATATGACTATAAAAAACACTAATAAAAGAACTGCCTCCCATAAAGGTATGGCTTTTGTTAAAAACCATGAAACTGGATTAATGGAAACAATGACCTTTGTCGAGGTATCTTTTACTTATCAGTTGGATGTTTATACCCGTAAAAGAGTAGAAAATGATGATTATATTAGAGAACTGATTTTCTACTTTATAAACAACCCAAAACTTAAGTTGGATATTCCATACAATTCTTCTCAGAGAACTTTGGTCAGCAATGTGTTTCTCCAACCCTCAGTTCCAGATAACTCTAATGTACCTGAACACTTAATTACAGGTGAATATTTCAGGCAATCATTATCTCTATCTATTCCAGATGCAAAGCTAATTAACTATGTTACTAAGGACATGGTGGAACTCCAAGTAGAATTGGAGGAGTAATGCAGCTCATTGTTGAAAATCCAGCAAATGGAGATTTATCTGAATTCTGTGAGTTCTTAATACAAGAGACCGTTGAAAGCGTTTTATCAAAATTAAGTGCAGCGAAATTAAAACTATTCACAGCTTATTTTAATAAAAATCTAGAGGACTCTGGAAAGAAAGTTAAAATAGATGCTTATGAATTATTTATAGATGGGTTAAACCATCTCATGTTCACTGATGAAGGTACTCAATATTCTATACATATAGACAGAGAGCCAACTATAGAAAATATAGATTTGAAGATTGTTGATTTTATGAAGTTTATAAATTATGGCAATCTTTTAATTAAAGGATATCCAATTTTATCAGAGGATTTTGATGAATCTAGAAATCATCTAAAAGACTTGATACACAAGTTTACGTCTCTACAAGGAATGTGATGACTTTTTATTTAGAAAGTACTGAAATGACCAACACTTATAAAACACCTAGGAATGAGTTAAATCCTCTCGGCACTGGGTGGTTTTTTAATACAGACGGTATTGGCGCAGAAACAGACTTATCTAAATACAACCTATGGGAATCTAAAGGTGGAGTCATTGATTTAGTTAGAGCTAGTGATATGATTAACCAACTTTTCTATGAGGGATATGAAATTCCATCTGGAAAGGTATCAGAAATACTGGCTAATAGGCCTTTAGACATTAAAGGATTCAGAACTTTGATGAATGCTTTTAGGACTTTGCCTGGAAGTTTAAGTACTGGTAAAAAAGTAGATGACTTGTTGGATATGGCTAGAGAAGCTTTTTTATCTGAGAGAATACAGTTTGTAAACTACCTTTTAGAGGATACGGGATATGACGGTATACTTACAGATACTGAAGCAGTTGTATATGATTTCAAAACAACCCTAACAGAATCCTTATTGGAAAATAAATATAGACTAGATGGTGCTGGAACTCGGCATGGTACATATAATTACTCAGATGAGCAGTTGAGAAAAGAATTAGACAGAGTACGAAGTCCTGAGTTTTTGAAACAGGTTGAAGAAGATGATAGTGCTTTAATGGCCTGGGCAAGTGGTGGAGTCAGAGGTACCGGTAAAGCCCATGATAAGAGAACTCTCACAGATAAGAAAGCTGAGACGGCGGCTTCATACAAAGAAACTATAGAAAGAATGGCTAGAGAAAGACGTGGATTTGAGGCAGAGGGCGAGCCGCAAGAGCCTATTCCTGAAAAAAATATAGAAGAACCTGCAGTTGATGTAAACTCTATAGCTCAAAAAGATCCTTTTGAAGATAATGGTGAACCTATAGAGCCTAGTAAATCTAACAATTTCTGGATGGATTTTGCTGCTCAGAGCTTGAAAAATCAACAGAGGTCTATTGATAAATTATTCCCTACTATGAAGAGTGACACAGCTTCTATTATGAGGCAGGTGGTAACCTCTCATGGTGACGGAGAAACCTTCAAAACTATCAGCGCTATTGATAAAAATAAACTAGAGAAATTAGGACCTTCATCACTTCTTCTAATATCTAAGTTGCTGGAGGAGTGATATGGCCTTATTGAAAAAAGATGATGTATTAGATATGGTTAAGTCAGGTTGGTTAGATAAACCAGAAACAGAATTAAATTATTTCTTAAAAATGGCTGCTTTATTGAACAAACTAGGAGATGACGGACAGACTCCTATAGATGTGAAGGAAGTTTTAGGCAGCAAGCCTTACCAAAAGCTTTTCAATAAGGATTTAGATGAGGCCAAGAGGTACACTGACAGAGTTTACCAAGCGGTAAATGGAAAAACCGTTTCAGAGGGAGGTCGTGCTAATATGAACTCATCAGGTGATGTAACATTAAACCAGTTTGCTAAAACCTACTATAATGGTAGTGGAGCTAGACCTGGGTTTGATGCCATAAACGGTGCTAAATCAGCGTTGGATATACTTAAACAAGACTTGCGTCAAGGAGACTCAGACGGTCTGCTAGAAAAAATATCTACCGACACTAACGTTGAAGCCTTGGTTAAATTATTTGAAGAAGTTCTGACTGAACGTCTGTCACCAGCTACAGAAAAGAATTTCATACAGGTACTTAAAACTGCCGCTAAAAAACATTATAGCATAAATTAAAGCATACTCTGCTAAATTAGATATAATATGGAGAAAAATAAATGCCATACACAACCATTAGAGAAATAGATAACTCTACTGCAGATGTCATTGGTTCTGGAAATGCTACTTATGTTCCAGGATATGCATTGACTGGGCCTGCAGAGCCAACTCTTGTCACGTCTGTGGCACAATTTGAAACTCTTTACGGAACTCAGCCATATAGATTTACTGAAGATGATAATAATAACCAAACAGTAAACTATCAAGATGGTGATTTTGAGATTTCTTATAATTATGCTAGAGGAATTTTACAGTCAGGTGGAGAAGTTGTTTTCGAGCGTATCGTTAATAATAGAATACCGGCTGCATCAATACCTTTGAATTTTGCAGTTGAAAATCTTTCTGCATCATGGCAAGATGATTTATCAATTAACTCAACTTTAAATTTTGAGTGGATTGACACAGGATCAGATGATGCTAATAGGTATGTTTATACTGCTTCAGAAATTGGATTTAGAGCGCCTACTACTCCTGATTGGACATCCACAGTGGTAACTTTATCTGATGGAACTACAATTACTTCTACTGATGGAACAGTGCTTGAAATAACTGGGCCATTAAGTTCTGAGGTTACTTCAGTTGAATTTGATGGAACTCTTGGCCAACTTATTATGACTTCTCCAGAACCTCTTACTTGGACCAATTCTGAAGCAACTATAATTGGTGTGTATGAAACAACTAATGACCTTACTTGGACTGTTTTTGATAATAATAGGTGGGTAGGCCTAAACATAGTTTCTACTGACAGCACGGGCGTATCAACAACTATCCCGTCAAATATTGGGCCTACTGTTGAGAATGGTGTAGCTTTTGCATCTTTACCATATGGGAAAGAATTCGGTGGGTTAGACGGAGCAACACCAATAGGTGTACCACTTGTTCCAACAGGTGATACAACCACTGTAGATGGAAACCTAATCATCGAAAGCTTATACAGAGGAAGTGATTCTGCTAATGTAGAATTAACACTATACAGAGCTAACTCACAGATAAATATCTCAAATGAGTTTTATAACCTATACATTATGAATGTTAAGAGAAACAATGTCGAAGAAACACTTTCATTCACTCTTGAACAATTACGAGGGTACCATTTCTCAGAAATAACATCTAAATTTATATCAATAAGACTTACTGGAACTACTCAAAGTGACTTAAACAGAGGTGGCCTACTATTAGTGCCTGTTAGAAGAAACTTCGATAATGTTCTTATTACTCAAGGTCCTAGTGATTTGATTGGAAATAATCGTCAAAATAACTTTGACAGATTAAGATACATTGCTCCAGTAGGTGAAAGAGAATTCACTGTCAATGGTTTTTACGCAGCTCTTCCTAATAGGCTAAGTGCTTTAACTGACCGTGATGCATTTGGAATAGAGTTCATTACTACAGGTGGATATCCAAACTACGGCAATTCAGATCTTGCCAGCCAAATGTTAAGAGTTGCTGCTACTAGAACAGAGACTATTGCTCTATTAGACCCAAATTATGATTCACCGGTATTGAATACCTATAACTCAGTTAATGGAAGCATGAATCCAGCTGATTACTTAGGTGGAGAATGGACTGGCAAATATGGAGCAATGTTTGTTCCAGCCGGTAAATATTCTACTGATTTTGGTGTTACTGAATTCCCAGGTTCATATGCCTATTTAAGAAATGTATATGGAGCTTCTTCAGTTGCTTGGAATGCTACAGCTGGTGTTAATCGTGGGTTGGTTCCAACCTTAATTGCACCAAATGAAAGGATTAATGCAGAACTTCGTGAGCAGGTACAAGGAAACCAAGGTGTATCCATTAACCCAATAGTAGCACTTGTTCCATTTGGATTCACTATTCGTGGAAATAGAACATTCAATAACAATATTGTTAACTTAACTAAATCATCTTTCTTAAATATCAGACGTCTTTGTAATGAAATTAAGAAAGTTGTTTATCCAGCTACTGAATCACTTCGTTTTGAACAAGATTCAATTGTTCTTTGGGATAGATTTAGAGCTTTACTTACTCCAACTTTAGACAGAATGATTACTGGGTTCGGTATTCAGTCATACAAAATTGTTAGAGTACCTACAACGAAACGTGCGACAATTGCTGCTCGTATAGAAATTTCACCAATTGAAGCTATTGAAAACTTTGAAATCTCATTGGAACTTTCTGATACTGTTATGGTAGTTGTTGAATAATAGGAGAAACTAGAACAATGGACGTAAGACAACAAGCACATTTATCTGGAATGCGTCTGGCAGACATGCCAGAGTTATTCGATCCGAGTAGACAATCCTCGTTTGAATTGGTTATTCCTGGATTAGACCAATTAACATTACCTGACGGTTCTGGAGAATTGGTTGGTGTTGGTGCACAATCAAATACAAACATTATTAGACTATCTGTTGCAAGTCATTCTTTACCTAGTCATCAACTAAACGTAGTTGAAAAAGTATTAGGCAACCAAAGAGTTAAATTTGCAGGTAAACCACAACAAAACTCATTGACACTTTCAGTTAGTGATTGGGTTGATGCTCAGGTTTATGAAGTTCTTTGGGCGTGGTATCAAAAATGCTATTCAAACCGTTCACAAAAGATCGGTCGTGCCCATAGTTACAAAATGCCTGCATATGTTCATCAATATGATGCAGCATTTGAACAGGTAATTCGTACTTGGGAAATTAAAGGTTGCTGGCCAAGTAATCTCTCACAAGATGAATTCAGTGCAGAGGCAGATGCCCAATGTAAAATTCAATTAGAATTGCAGTATGATAACTATGATATTCTAGACTGATATAAATAAAATACAAAAATTTAACCCATCTCACCAAATATTTTAACAAACAATAACAAAGCAGATATTAGTGAGATGGGTTTTTAGGAGAAGAACAAAATGAACATTATACAAGAACACTTAGAACTTCCAAGCAAAGGGCACCACTACTCAGTAAAGCTTAACCACACTTTTAAGATTCGCTCCATGACTACTGAAGATGAAATGAAAAGATTAAACTCTACAGGTGGGCTTCCATATCGTAACCTAGTTGATATGATAGATGGATGTATTTTAGATAAGGTTGGTATTTCTTGCTATGATTTCCACTTAACTGATTTCCAATACACGCTAGTCCAACTAAGAGCTTTGACCTATGGGAAACAGTTTAAGTACTCATCATATTGCACTCTGTGCGGAGATGAATGTAAGGAAGAAAGAGATCTAGACAGTCTTGAATTTCCAGAAATTGCTCCTCAAAAACCATTCCAAATTTCTAATAATGTTGAAATAGCTCTAAATATGCTTACTCCTAGGCTAATAGACCTAATTAAGAAGAAAACAAAAGATTATGTATCTAGGCATAAATGCTCAGATGAAACAGCAATTTTATTAGTTGCTCCAATTGTTTTAATTAAGTCAATTAATGATGAGAGACAGGATGAGGTTAAGACCGAAATATTCTTGAAGAAATTATCTATGAGGGACATGAATATGATCCAGCATAAATGTAATGACTTAATAGCTACAAGTGAA